CTGGTAGTTCCATAATCTCACCAGCCATAGTACAAAAGTTATGTCTTAGATCATGCAACCTTAGTTCTGGTCTACCAATCTTTTTAGCTAGTTGTTTCCACATCTTGACAGGGTAATCTACATCTAAAATGTATTCTCCCTTTCTCTCTAGCTTATTAATAACCATCATAGCTTGATTGCTTAGATAGATGACTCTATCTTCATTAGTCTCATGGTCGGTCTTATGTTCGCTTAGAACTATCTTGTTATCTTTTAAATCAGACCACTTGGCACTGCCTATCTCACTCTTACATCTACCGCCAGAGTGCATACAAAGTTCTATATAATCTAAAGAGCTAACAAAGTTAGGTCGAACAGTTTGTCTTTTAATGTTTATTTGTCTTTGTAATTCAGCAAACTCTTTGTCTGATATTTCATTCTCACTAATAAGTTCTTTGTTTAGTTTAATTTTACAAGGATTTATTTCTACAAGTGACAATGCTATCGCATGGTTATAACAACCAGATATCATTTGGACAACTCTGTTAGCAGCATAAGAACCTCTTTTAGATATTTCTAAATGTAATCTTGTAATATCACCCCTAGTTATATCTGTTAGATTTCTTTTACCTAAATCATTCTTAACATCTTTATCCCACATTCTTACATACTCGCCAGGCTTACCGTTCTTGTTAGGCATAGCAACTCTTCTTTTATTTTGTATTAGCTTGTCAATGTAATATTCAAACGCTTGATTTAAAGTTTCTCCACCTCTAGTATTTAATGGATCAATACCTTGTGCAACTTCACCAAGTATTTGTTGTGCTTTGTTTCTTGCTACATTAATTGGTATGTCTCTAGTACCAAGAGTTAGTTCTCTCTTCCTATCATTAATGCGATAGAAAACTCTATAAGTTTTTTCTGTGATTAATAAATTGTTTACCTTTGTATCTCTTTTATATCTAGCCATAACTCGTACCTCCAAGCAGAGTCGCCATACAGTCGACCTTTAGTGTCGAAATGACGTGTATTTTAATTACCTATTAAGTAGATTATAAATCGAATCTTGTAAAGAAAACAAGGGTTTTTAGGGAAATAATGTACAGTCGAGAAACTGTGTGATGGATAATATTTAAGAATGAAAACCAGGTGTCCTAACCGATAGACGAAGGGGTCAAAGACCAGAAATCAGCCATTTATTGCAGTTTTTTTAGTACCAGAAGTCGACTCATTTTTGTCTTGTCGACCATTAGTCGCCAAAATAATCGACTCCATAGCTTCTTTTAAACTATCAATAGAATTGGTTGATTTCATAATTTCGTCCTTTATCGTGATTTGTGTTGTTTGACAATCACAAAAGGCTCTAAAGCATACGGTCTGGTATTCAAGATTAACCATTGCGATTATATCTATTTGATTTTTATTATAATGTCTTCCTTTTGTGGTATTGCCTTTGCGAATATCAAATCGCCAATTTTTATATTTAGATTCTATATGTGTGACTGTTTTAACTTGGCATCTATATAGTTTATGTTTCCACTCAAAGATTACATCGGCATGGGATGTATGAGGCATTATTGTAACGGTGTCTGATTCTCTCGCCAGAACTGAGCAGGTTAAGTATTCGCCACTCCTACCTATTCGCTCCGTCTTGCGTGTCATGGTATGTCATGTTAGTTCAGTAAACCACCTACCGATAATTCATTAAGTGATTTAGAACCACCCTCAGCTATTGGTTGAACTATTGAGCCTGTAGCAACACCTACTGGCATTGGATTAACAACCCCTCTTCCAATCGCTGTTCCTAAGTTTGGTATATATTTTTGTAATATATTTTTAGCAAAACCTTTTTCAGCTACTTCTTTTCTAATTTGCTCTAGTGCCTTTGGATTGGTTTCTGTAAGCATTTGTGCAAGTTTGTTAGCAGCTGCGACAGATGCTTCTTCAGAAGCACCAGCATAATCTGATTTAAACAAACCATAAATAAGACCAACTGGACTTAGGTTTTGTATGTCTCCTGGCTCAACAATTTTCTTAATTTGACCAAGAGCTTCAGCTCTACCAACAGTAGCACTGTTACCAACTACAGTATTAGCTGTATCTTTAATTTGTATTTCATCATTTAATTTAGACATAAATTTATTAAATGATCTTGTGCCTTGAGGTGTTTGTGGAAAAGTAAGTCTTAATAATTTTTTATTTTTTGGTGTCTTTATAATATTGTAGGCTAGATTAGTTCCTCTTCCTGATGTTGCATCGAAAACAGATGACTCCATTTTATCTATAATAGTATTTATTACACCATTTCTAAATGCTAACTTTTCTGATTGAGACATTCTAGTAATTTCATCTGCTAGTTCGTCTACACTTGTACTAGGTTTTAAAATATTTCTTCCAGTATCAAGAGCATCTAATATTGCAGATTTTTCAGCCCATTGATTTCTTGCTGATTTGTATGCTGGATTACTAGAGTCTAGATAATCTAAAAATTCATTTTTAATTTGTGTATTTGCTCTTAATAATGTTTTACCAACACCGCTTGTAGGTGATTTACTTGTATAGATAGAATCATCTAAGCCAAGTTTTATGTAATGTAAAAACTTTGTATCAATGTCGGTTACTTCAGCACCTTTTTGCGTATATAACTTTCCATTTTGACCAATAACCAAATTAGGTAATTTAACCTTTTGTGCATTTGCTATTTTATATGCTTTATTAAGTGCATCTTGCATAACATCTGTTTTCATTAAAGATGTTAATTCTGTTGTGGCTGGTACTTTTTTCTCAAATGCTTTTTGATACATTTTTTGACCAGAGCTTTTTCTAACTGCTTCTAAGGCTTTATAAGTATCAAAGTATGATCCTTGTTCACCAAAAACATCTGTTAAATCACTTTTAATTCTATTTAATGATCCGCTATTTCTTTTTAATAAAAAATCCATTGCTGTTTTTTTACCAGGACCAGGTAAAACATTGACCGCATCAAGATATGCTCTAGTGCTTGGACCTATGTCTGCTAATGAATATTGTTTACCGCTTCTTTCTAAAATAAATTTAAGAGCTTCGTCTATATTTGTTTTGTCATATTCTAGTGCTTGTTTAACTAATTTAACCGCTTCTTTTTCTCCCTTCTTTGCAGGTGATTCAAAAGCACTTTTTATTGTTTTACCAATTTTAGCTACAGGTTTAGCAAGTAATGTTGTGGCTGCACCTGTTGTAGCAGCAAAGGGTGCTGTAATAGCTCCTTGTGTTAATTTGTCTTGTAACCCTTCTCCAGAACCAGCTCCATAAGCAAAACCAGAAGCTCCAGCTTTCATTGCTGTTGTTCCAACTTTTGCAGTAGATAATGGTGCTGAACCGCCAAAGGTTGCTATAGCTGGTATTACAGCTCCACCCATTTCATAACCAAGTGATGTTAATGGGTTTTCTTTTTGATATTGTTCTAATGCTTTTCTTTCTAAGTCTATACCTTCTTTCATTGTAAGATTAGGACTTAACGCACCTCTTAAACCACCTACTATTTCATCTTGAAAAGCAAAAGTTAAACCTGATCCAGTTGAAGCAACTGGTCCAGACATAACATTACCTCTCCAACTGTTTTTGTCAGATGGGTCGCCACCCTTATAAAGGTAAGCACCTTCCTTATCATTAAAGGTATAAATTTTTCCTATTTCATATTTCATTAAAAAGGACTCGCATCATTTGTTGTTATTACGTTAGTAGCTTGGTTTAATAGTAAATCATCATAAGCCTGTTGTAGACTATCTGAAGTATATAACTCAGGATTTGAATCCATATGTTTTTGGAAAGCAATATTTCTTTCAAATATTGTTGCTTGAGGATTATTGTTGTAAAACTGATTATCAAAATTAGCTTCATCTAATTTTCTTTGTTGTGAAAGTCTAAGACCAGCTATCATAATTCTATTACCAGCTTCAGACTTACTAAGCTCAATAGCACCTGTTTTTACAAAATCTAAATCTTTATCTGTTGGGTTTACACCAAGTTGTTTTACAAGAGGTAGGATAAGTTTTGTTGTTTCAGCTTGGAAGGCTTCTCTTCCAGCAATTTCTGGAACTTTGTAATCTTCTCCTATAATACTTTGACCAATTCTTTGAAGGCTTAAACCAACACTTGAACCAAAGCCCGTATCAACACCTTTATTTAATAAATTATCAAGAGTATCTAAACTTGTATTAATTACTCTTGCATCTTTAGCTTCTGCTTGAACACTGTTGTAAGCATCAACCGCTGATTTTTGGAAACCGCTTATGCCAGTATTAATATTTGTTGTTGCTTTTTTAGTTTGTAAAAAATCTTGATATGACCCTTTATAACCCTGTTGTTTTGCAAACTGATATTCTTTTACCGAAGCTGGTGAAGAGTCTTTATTACTTAATAAGGCTGCTGGTACTCCAGCTTCCAAAGCCTCTAACATACCAACCATACCAGGATTATTTTGTTTATACTGTGCCATTCTAGCCTTCTGCTCTGCTTTTGCTTTAGCTGCTTGTTGCTCTAATTGTCTTTCTTTCATTCTGTTAGAATACAAAGCTACACCTTGAGCATTGCCAGACTTTTGAGCATTAACCATATTTAATGTGTCTGCTAGATTTTGTAGCTTCATCATTTGTTCAGTTTTTTTTCTTTTCTTTTCTTCTTCTTCTTTTGCGAAAGAAGGAAGATTCATAGAGTTTATTTGTTGATTGGTGTTATTTATATCTGCAAACAAACTATTAGTTCCAAAAGGGTCAAATTTATTGTTGTTAAAAATTGACATTGTTTAACCTCCTGATGGCGGGAATAATCCTGCAACTGAGTTATAAATATCTAAAGCACTACCAAGTTGCCCTAGTGTGCCTTGCTCAGTAGTAGTTGATCTTCCAGGGTCCATTCCAAATACTGAACTTGATAGTAACCCAAGTTGCTGTGGACCATAGTTTAATGCTCTCATAAACTCGTTATAGCCAGCATCCATACCTGCTTGTGATAGAGCTTGTGCTGATCTTCCTTGATTACCAAGTAGACCTAAGTTTTGATATTGATTTTGTACTTGGTTATTTAATAAACCTTGTTGGAATTGTCTGTTTTGCATTTCTAATTGTGGTTGCATAAATCTTGCTCTATTAATAGCATCCATGTTAGCCATGTTCATTGCGTTGTTATAAGAGCCTTGCTGTAAACCAAATTGGTTTAATGCACTTTGGTCGGCACCAAATCTTCTTGCGTCTAGTTGTGCTTGATTTTGTGCAACATCGCCAAGTAAACCCTGTCTAGCTAATCCAGCCTGTTGACCAAAAGTTGCATTTTGCATTGCAACAGCTCTGTCTGCATCAGACATATATTGGTCTGCTGAAAACTGTCTTCCTATATCTTGACCAGCTAATGATGTCGCTCTGTCAAAACCTTGCGCTCTTAAATCACCAGATAACTTACCAGCCTGTTCTGCAAAGTTTCTATTTGTTTCTGCTTCTAATATAGCTGAACGTGAACCACCAAATGCACCTCTTCCGATTGCTGCATCTTGGTCGCTTTGTAATTGCATCTGTCTTGCTCTGTTTAAATCACCAAGTGTATTGTCTATAACTTGTGATTGAAAGGGATTTTGATATGCACTTAAATTTGTATCTAATAATGATTGTGGTTTTACATCTCTTATAGCACCACGATTAACTGAAGCACCGCTATATAAATCTACTGGAGCTATGTTTGCTGACTGTTGCATTGCTGCTGGTTGTAATTGTGTTGCTGTACCAGTAAAAGGTGTGACTGTTGGCGCTCTTAAACTTTTACCTAATAGAGTTTGTAAACCTTGTTGCGGATTATATCGTTGGCTTTGATTAAACAAACCTCTGGTTGCATCCATACCAGCTAATTGGTCTGGATTATATCCTGCTACTCTTGGGCCAGTGTAAGGAACAAAAGGTTGGTTTGCTATACCTTTAGCTTTATTGTATAAATCATCATAACGAGCTTGTGTCGCTGGATCAGTATTTGTTACAGTTGTATCTCCACCACCTTGTGTAGCACCGTATAAGCCTACTGCTGCTGGTATTATTGTTTCCCATCCCATAATTATAATTCCTTCTTGACTATATATTCTTGTTCAAAACCAAGATGTTTTAATTTTCTTATCCAACCTTTACGACCACCGCCATAAAGATATTTACATTCACAATTTTTTGCAAATACTTCAATGCTTGGAAACATCTCTTCTAGTTCTTCGTAGTCTCCACCACACAAAAATAAATTTAAAACTCTGTATTTAGGAAACTCACCAAAGCTAGATATGTAAAAAGCATCTTTTCCAGGCCATATATGAAACATTCCTTGGCCTATTTTTTCTTTAATATCACTTAGATTATACCTATCTTGGTGCTTTAATGCACGAATAATATGATGCTCTAACCTTTCAAACTCTACTTCCCAGTCTTCTTTAGACTGTTGTGGAGGTGGAGAGTGTTCCGTTGTCTGCGACACTAACTTTATATTTTGTTCCATTTGGACTTACCAATACTAATTCGGTAGCATCGCCACCGTTTATTTGTATTCTTTCACCTTTGTTGAAAGTCATACCTGTTTGATATTCTATCTCTGATATTAAATAGTTAAGATAGTTTTTATCGTAATCTTCACCTGGTCGTGTTAGTGTTTTTCTTGCCACTATCTACGACCTCTGTTTCTTAAATCTAATCGTATATTACCAACCTGAAACATCTGGTCAGTATCGCCAGTTACTTTCATACGAACTTGTCTGGCTGTAAATCTTGCATCGGTGTAACCATCACTATTAAAAGTAAAGTTACCAAAATCTGTTTCTGCTCCGAGTGGTGTAAATTTTCCTGTAAAACTTATAACAACACCAGGTAATGTGTTTGCTTCTTCATCGGGTAGTATCTGATTACATTGCACATAGTTATCACCGTTACCTATTTCGATAGGTCCTGATTGTGCGTAAGGTACTGCTCCACCTAAATTCTCTGAATTGTTTAATGTTGTGCTGTCATGCTGATAAACATTACCAAGTGAATCACATGCAATCGGATAATCAAAGACACCTTGGTCGATCCAACATCCTCTATCCATTTCACCGATTGACCAAACATTATCAACATAGTTCCAGATGACATATTTGTTTGGTGTTTGTTGTGCATCCCCTGAAGGGTAGAACCACCATATTTCATTAAAGTTTGAGTTGTGTCCACCGCAAGCAATACGTCTATATTGATATCTAATATTATCAAATACATGGTCATGCACATCACATTTAATTTCTTTAACTGAACCATCAAAAACAAAGAAAGAGTTTTCACCCATCCATGCTAAGAAGTTTCCAGAACTAACTATTGTTCTTGGTGATGCAGCTTTACAGTTAGTACCAGCATCTTGAATACCGTATATAAAAGGAGAACCAGTATAGTAAAGTCTTGCTATACCTGTATCGGTAAAGATGATGACATCTGTTTGCCATTTAACTCCACCCAATATTCTACCCCCAGTTGGTATTTGTAAATCACCAGCTGTATTGGTTGCTGCGGCTGTCCAGGTAGTGCTTGCTTCTCTTGATGACCATTGTACTTTTCTAGGATCACCACCAGCACCTAGAGCTATGACATGACGTTCATTAGTGACTAAAACACCAGAACATCCTGTAGGAGAATTGGTTAGCTGTGCGCCTATGGTTGATGGTGCAGAAGGCGACCATTTATAAATCTTGCCATCACTTGCACAACAGAAAAGTAAGTCTTCACC